GCGAAATATTCGCGCAGCATGGGCGGCATGTCGTCAAGGAAGCCTTCCTCGCGCAGCAGGTCGAGTTCGGCGTCCAGCAGCGGCGCGAACCATTCCTGTTCCTGCCGCGCCAGCGGAGCCAGCAGGAGCCCCTTTTCGCCGATTTCCTCCAGCGTGCGCGCCGCGCTGATATGCGTCTTGTATTCGCGGTTCAGCTGTAACAGGTCGCGGAAGAACCCGCGATCGACCGTCGCGCGCTGGTCGACCACCAGCCCCTCCGCGCCATTCAGGTCGATCGAAGTGCCGAACAGCGGTTTCAGCTGCTCGTGCCCCATGCTGTCCAGCCCGCCATAGGTGATGCCGAACGGCTTCAGCGCGATGATCGCCTCGTCCAGATCGTCATCGGGGGCGAGGAAGGGCGGCTTGACGTTGAACTCCACCGCCAGGACGCGATCCTGCGACACCACCTGCATCCCGCGCACGGTCGGCAGCAGCTGCACCGCAGGCCCACGGCCGTAGCTTTCGTTATGCGACCGTGCGAAATAGGAGACGATCCGCCGCAACGTGCGATAACCGCCCGTCGCAAAGACGCGGTCCCCATCCTTGTCGCGCGGCGAATAATAGCACCCCCGCCACGGCATCCCGGCCGCGTCGATCCGCCCCGGCACGACGCGCGGATTGCGCTCGATCACATGGATAAATTCAAACTTTTCATGGGCGCGCTTCTTCAGCGGGTCCATCGCGTCGCGCACGGCCGGCGGGCACTTGTCGCCCCATTTGCGCGTCGCTGCCTCGGCCGTCAGCTCGAACTTGCGATGGACGCGCATCGGGCGCCCTTCCGCGTCCAGGTCCGCCCACACACCCGCGACATGCTCGCTCTGGTAGGAGAAACCGGCAAAGCGGCCGAAGTCGTCATACCGCTTGTCGACCCAGAAACTCTGCTCGCCGAACCCCATCAGGCTCTCGGCGCAACTGTGCGTCGCGCTGGTAAAACCCGACTTGGGATCGTTGCGCATGGAAAAAACAAGGTCGCGCTTGCTTTCCAGCCAACGCTTGTTCTCCACCGTGTCCAGTTCGGCCGGCGCCGTCTCGCCCAGCGCGATATTCTGCCACTTTTGGCCGCGCGGCATCACGAACCCCTCGAAAATCGAGACGGCATCCTGAAGCGCCTGCGCGGCATATTCGTCGAACATGGCGTTGGTCTGGACATGGCCCTGCGACAGGTGCCGGGTGTTGAACCCGCCCTGCATCGGCAGCACCAGATCCGCGATTTCACCGCGCAGGGAATCGAACCCGTAGCGTTCGCTCTCCATCCGCGCCTGATTGGCCGCGATCGTCTTGTCGTCGAAGCTGGTCATCAGTGCGTCGCCTCGTCCGACGCTTGCATTGACATGACCTGCAACCAAGCATGGTCCAACGTTTGATGAAGGGACTCGCGCGCGGCATCCAGCACCGCCGGTTCATTCGCGGAGAACACCAGCTGGACGATCGCCATCACGCCCCCCGTGAGGATCGCCGCTTCATCGCTGCCCGTCTTTGCTGCCTTTTGCAGCCGCTTGGCGACGTACAGGGTAAATGCGCGACGTTCGCGCTCGCACATCGCGTCCACAGCTGAGTTGGGATCGAAGGCGCCCCAGCCACTGGTATCGATCGTCATCGGTCGCGGCATTCGCTTTTCCTCCGCTCCTCGATCGAAGTACCACTTCGATCGAAATTCCTTTGTGCCGGGGCCAACCATCACGGCGTTCGCTATGGCCGCTTCCCCCACCGTGTTGACGCTTGCGCGCTGGTTGGCCTGTTCCCCCCGCGCCGGCACGGTCGCGGGGCTGCCTTGGGGAGGGTGACTGTTATTCGGGTGCGAACATCAGCGTGCCGGCCGGCAGCTCGACGTCGCGGCCCCCGCCGATCGGCTGCGCGCCGATCAGCCGGGCCTTCGCCGCCGCACCGTTGCCGGTCGACAGGAACGCCCCCGAAACCTCATTGGCCGGCAGCGCGTTCGGGAACGTCACCTTGCGCGCCAGACGCACCGCATCGCCGCTCCGCTCGAAAGCGTCGGCGCCGAATGTCATCGGGGGGAGACCCGGCAGCGGCACGTCCTGGTCATCGACGAACTGCACCTGCGCGCCGCTCTTCATCGTCCGCGCCACGAAATCGCCGTTGCCCTTCTCGATCGTCAGCGCCACAGCCGGCTTGGTCTTGCGCGGCCTCGGCGGGTTCTTGCCTTCGGCCTCCGCCACCAGCCGATCGCGCTCGGCCGCCCACGCGGTTTCCCGCTCAGCCAGCGCCGCATCGAACTGCGCCTGGGTGAAAACCGGCTGTTCGGCGCCCGCCGCCGGGTCGGTCGGCGCGGCGCCATCGTCGCTCGCACCGGCCGCACCCTTCTCGCCGCTCTCGGCTTCCTTGATCGCGTGTTCGATTGGCTCGATCAGCGTCGTGCGCTTCGCGCCAGCCTTCTCCGCTGCCAGCAGCTTGCGCAGCTGCTCCGGTGAAAGCTCGTCGAGCTTGCCCTTCACCTCGTCCACGGTGCCCGCAAGCACCTTCGCCAATTCGTCATCCATGGTCCGTTCCTTCCTCAGTTGGACTGGTGATCAGAGCTGATGCGTGCCCTCGACACCGCGCCGCATCCGGGCGATGGTGCGCTGCTGCAGCCAGTGCTGCGCCTCCTCGATCTTGGTGAGCGCCAGCGCGTTCTCACGGCAGGCGAAGGGGCCGCCCTGAAAGGATCGCAGCCGATCGGCCACGATCGCCAGCAGCGCCTCATGCGTGACGCCGTTCACACCGGCTTCGTTGATCGCGCCATTCTGGAATAGGACGGTCGCATGGGTGGCCGCCTTTCCGTAAAGTCTCCCGAACGGGCACGATGGATTGGTCGCCGTATCGAAGCCCTCGATAATGTACCGATGGTTTGCGCCGCCCGCGCCGGGCTCGTCCGTCGCCGTGATCACCAGCTTATCGTTCGCTGGATTGACGACGTGATCCGTGATGTATCGCATGTTCGGTTCCTCGCTCACTGGCCCAACAGGGACTTCTTGCCGGCGCTGCTCTCCGCGCCGGTCGATCCGGTCCTCATGTTCGCGGCCGCACCGCGCCGGTTCGCCAGCGCGTCCATCGCGACGCTGTTGGCGCGCGGGGTTGCGGTCGGCAGGGGCAGGGGGGCCTTCGGCGCCTTGGGCTTGCCGAACAGGCCGAGCGCTGCGCCGATGGGCGACACGATCGTCTTGATGACGTTGCCGATCGCGCTCACTGCATCAGCTCCCGCGCCAGCCGGTCGATCGCCAGGACGAACATCACGCCCGGCACCAGATAGCCGAACAGAATGAGGCCCCCGACTTCCAGCCGTGTTCGTGTCTCGCGCTTCATGCCGCCCCCCGTGAGAAAAAGCCGGTTCCGAAATCAGGCTGGCGGCGCCGCTTCGCCGGGCGCGCGCCGCGCTCGTCGGCGTGGATGGCGTCGCCGCGCTTGATGAGGCCAAGGTCGAGATATTGCTTGGCATCGTGGACGTGGGAAAAGTCGTTCTTTTCCGGCTCGTCCTTCCACCGTCCGCCGCCACCTGACAGCGCGACGCGCGTGATGACATAACCGTTATTGAACCCGCGCCGCAGCACCGGGCAGTCGCTCGAAATCAGCTGCCCGGGCTGGCCGTCACCCGCGTTCTGCACCAGGCCGGATCGCACCGCTTCCAGCCGGGGCGACAGGCGGTTGCCCTTAACGGGCGCGGCCTTCACCGGCGGATTGGCCTTGGCTTCCTCGCGCCAGCCTTGCTTGAAATCGCGCAGCCACGCGGATTCTTCCGTCTCGGTGCCGCCATAGGCGATCGCCGGGTCGAACCAGATGGTGCCCAGCGTGGCGCGGCCGAAATGCTCCGCCCACCACAACGCGGCCTCGCGGCCGAACGCGCGCGCGCCGATCCGCTGCAACGCATGGTCCTCGCCCGGCGCATACACCACCAGCTCGCGCAGCGTCCTGATCTGCCCCGATGGCAGGCGCTGCCCCGCGACGATCGCGGGCGTATTGCCGCCATCCAGCCCCAGGTGGACGGGGATGCCCGGCACGGCCTTCAGCGGCGCCTTCGCGCAATGGAAATCGTCGTTATACTCGGGATAGACCGGCTGGCCGTTGCGCACCGCGCCGAACTCATTGTCGACGAACCGGCGAATGTCGCCGGGCGACAGGCCCAGCATCATCGTCTGGTAATAGCCATCCGGCAGGTTCGCGAGATTTTCGGGCGGCGGGTCGATCGAACGCCCGCCCGGCTGGCGATGAAACCCGATGCCGAACCGCACGCCCAGCGCCTCGCGCAGCCCTTCGGCCGTTTCGTCGTCGATCGGCAGGTTCTGGTCGACGAACAGGTCGTAACACCAATTGTCGATATCGGGCGCGTTGAAGTCGGCGATCACCTGCCGCTCACGGCACTTGCCCCATTTGCCCGCCGGATAGCGGCCGGTACGCGGCAGGCCAAAGCGCAGCACCGATTTGTCCAGCGTATCGACTTCGTTCAGCCACAGGCCGGTCAGTTCCAGGCCCTTCAGCACCTGCTCGGCCTTCTGGTCGCCCATCGCCCGGAAATACATTTCGAGTTCGATCAGGTACGGCGCCCCGCCCTCTGGCGGGATCGTCTGGAACCGCAGCCGGTGCGCCATCTCGCGCCCGTTCCAGTTCTCCTTGGTTTTCGGGAACCAGGTGAACCAGCTGTTGAGCACGTTCGTCTCAAGCTGCTGATAGGTGTCACGCACCACGCACCAGCGCGCCCGGCGGATACCATCCTGCCCCGGCGCCTGAAGGTGCGGCGAATTGAAGATCTTGCGGATGCAGCTGGACGTCTTGGCCGAACCATACGGACCCATGATCGCGGTGATGAACCGCGGATCGCTCACGAACGCCTCCGCCACCGGCCCCACCGGCGTCATCAGCGAGACGATCGGTTTCGTCTCGTCGCTCACGCCGCGTCGTCCGCAGGAGCGGCCCGCGCCGCAGCCATGAGCCGCGACTTCAGCTGCTCACGCATGAAGCCGTCAAAACGGGACTTCGCGACCCGCTCGTTTTCCTGCGCTCGATCGACGGCATCTTGCGCATCAGCGAGCTCTACTTTCCGGTCCGCTAGTGCGATGCAGGCATCGACCCACGCGTCGAGCATCACGTTTGCTCGAAACTGCCAATTCTGCCCCATGGACTGAAGGAACGCCTCATCGCGGTCGTCTCGATCGCAACAACGATCATCGACGCAGCGGACATCATCCTTGGCGCCGCAATTGTGACATGCCGCCACCGTCATCCCGCCACCCCGCGCAAATCGGCCGCCAACTGCTGCAATTCGAGCGCGCGCGCCTCGATCGCGTCGGCCGTCAGATTAAGCTCGAATGTCGTCACGCCGCGATCGGCGGACAGCTTGCGGTTGACCGATCGCCGGCAGACGCCCAAAATGTCGCCCAGCTTCTCCGCCCCGCCCAGCGCGGTTTTGGCGCGATCCAGCAGCAGCAATTGACGCACCGCCTTCGCCTGGGGCGAAATGCTGGTCCCATTTGTGGGACCGGCGGTCATGGCTGCACCTCGGCGTCGTCGCCGTCGTCAACCTCGTCGAACTCCGCGTCGACGAACTGGCCGTCGACGAAACGGTAATCCGCCAGCTGATGCGCATCGATGCGGCCGCTTTCCAGCATCTTCGCGATGCCGTCCGCTGCCTGCCGCACCAGCGCGTCCTTCTGCTCGAACGTCGCGGCCGGCTGCACCGCCGGCATGACGATCACGCCATCGGTCTTGACGCTTACCGTCGCCTCGACCGGCTTCTTGCTGTGGACATATTCCGCCGTCGCACGCGCCGCCGCGAGTTGCAGGTTCAGCGCCTTGATCGCGAGATCGCCGGGCTTCATCTTCAGCGCCTTGGCGGCGTCGAATACCCGCTCAAGGATCGGCTCGATCTTGTCGATCAGCGCGGTTGCCCGCTCGAAAGCGGACTTGTCGGCGAGGCCCGACTTGATGAAGCCCATCACCCCGCCGATCATGTCCTCGGCCTTGTCGATCAACGACAACAGCCGCTCCTCGCGCTCGGCCGTGCTGTCCGCGATCAGCACCAGTTCGA